TCAGTCCCGTCGAGTTGCCGGGCACGCTGCACGATCAGCTCGGTCCTGGCACGGAGAGGTACATCGAGGCTTATCAGCCTGTGCCGCAGCTTCTTTCTGCTCATCCCGGCGGCAGCAGCTATGACACCGACTGCCTCACCGTGCAAGTACCTGGTTTTGAGTTCCGCATCGTCCACAGTGCGCACGAGTTCCTGACTGCGAGGTTCAAGGGCGCACGCATCTTAGCTCACGGCCCGTGAGGGAACCTGCACCGATCAGGAGGAACGAGACGGAATGGACTCCATGCCCGGTCTGTCCCCAATGGCGGCGAGCGCAGCCGGCTGCCATGAGTGGTTCACCTCACTACGGGAGGCCGGGTTCAGCCGGCTTGAATCGCTGTACATCATCACCCGGCCGAACGTTGAGCTGGTACGGCTGGAGTGGGGCGCCGCCCGCTCTGATGGTGGCAGTCCGGCATGAAACACGGCATGAAGGCGGCACGTTGGGCCGAGATAGCCACTCGCGGTGAGATTTCAGAGCTTGAGATGGCCGGCGGGATGGCCGCACTGACCATCCTCGAAGCGGGCCATGGTGCGTTCTTCGTCCGGTTGCTGCTCGCCATGGGTGTGCAGCTCGCAGCGGCGGTGGTAATCGGGCTTACTCACGGATTCGCTGCCGGGTACCTTGCGGCCTCCGTCGGCGAGATGTGCGACGAAAGCTGCCCTTGCCCTGGTTGACGTGCCGTGCCGGGCACCCGGCGGTGCGGACCGCCCGCTCAGGCTCTGGATTTGCAGATCCCCAGGTGAGGTACTCCCCGCTGGGGTTCGCCCCCGTTTCCATGATCCGCACCGCCGAGGACAAAAGGTACACTACCAGGCGTGACAATTGCGTGGCTATTCGTTACCATAGTGGCCCTCACGGGCGGTTTTGGCATGATCGCGATGATAATCGCGAGACGGCGCAGACGTGCCATCTGCAACCTTTTCAGCGCCCGCGCGCAATCTCACGCACGTGAGCAGGCGATCCGGGTGAACGCCACCGTCACCATGCGCAGAAAAGCAGCCATTGGGTCCTGGGCCTGGTTCATGGCCGAAGCGACCCCCGGCGGCGATGTCGTAACCACAACCGGCTGGTGCCTCACCGAGCGGGGAGTGGACCACATGCAGCACCGTGCCGCCAAACAGGCCCTCGCCACCTTCAACGCCGCAGCCAGCCGGGACCAGGCACCTGTGCCTACAGAAGATCAGACAGGACCGTGACAGACCAGCCCGGCCTTCTGACTTTGCCAGCAGGGGACAAGATCTGCCGCGTACCGGAATGCCCCGAACGCTGGGTTGCCATGCGCTACTGCTGGCGGCACTACCAGCAGTGGCGGCGCACAGGTGACCCAATCGCTCCGCCCAGGCAAGCCCCTGCACCTGTGTGCAAGTTCCCGGAATGCACCCAGCGAGCGCGATCGCTGGGCTGGTGCAGCACCCACTACGGCCGCTGGCGCAAACACGGAGACCCTGCGATCGTCCTGCGCCGCCCGAACGGCGCCGGAGCCATCATGCTCAACGGCCGGATCCGGGTCAAAGCCCGCACCCACCCGCTGGCCGACGCCAACGGCGACGTCTACATGCACCGCAAAGTGCTGTATGACGCGATCGGCCCGGGCCCGCACCCGTGCCACTGGTGCGGGCAGCTCGCATCGTGGGGCCGGACCATCGGCGGCACCGCTGAACTGTTCGCCGTCCAACTCGACGGCAACTACCTGAACGTCGATATCACCAACATCGCCCCCGCATGCCCGCCCTGCACCACCCGCTACAGCCGCGACGGCATACATAAACGGATGCGGCAATCCGAGGGTGAGAGATTAACCCACCCGCCAGCAACTGACAGAAGGGCCGTCCTCCGCGGGCGGCCCTTCTGCATGCCCGCCTGACATCAACCCCAGAACTAATCCAGCACCCCGGCCGTGGAGGCATGTGGCAACAGCCGTTTCCGAACTGACCTATGTCAGCTTCCCAATTGTCAAATTCGTGAAGGACGCTGACGGGGACCTTGTCGTGTACGGCAAGGCCACGGACGGCAGCGTTGACACTGACGAGCAGATCGTCGACCCGGTCTGGTCGGCGAAAGCGCTGCAGGAGTGGCGGGACACTGGCGGCAACGTCAGGGTTCAGCACCAGTCCCGCCGCGACCCCGCCGGCAAGGCGCTGTCCATCGAAATCGACCGGGACGGCGACGGCGGGCATTACGTCAAATCGCTCGTAGTCGAGCCGGTCGCAAAGCGGCTGGTGGAAAAAGGTGTCCTCACCGCGTACAGCATCGGTGTCGCCCGGCCGGTCATTTCCCGTGATCCGAGCGGGAAAGCCCGCGGTGGGATCATCAACGGCGGCGAACTGGCTGAGCTGTCACTTGTTGACAGGCCCGCTAACAAAAACTGCGGGCTGGTCCTGGCCAAGTCGGCCGACGGCGGATCCATGGAGCTGGTCGGGGAAATGTTCGGTGAGTACGAGTCGGCCGACACGGAGGACCTGCTGACCAAAGCCGGCCCTGTTCCCGCCGATCAAGGGCAGAACCCGGACGGCGGTGAGGACGCAGAGGAGCCGCCACCAAACCTGCCCGCCGCCGGCGAGGACGCCAGCACTGACGACCCGGACGATGACGACGCTGATGCCGTCGCCAAAGCCGATGAGCCAACCCGCACCGCATATAAGGCCGCCCGCCGCCAGTGGCTCTCGCGGGAGCCATCAGTCAAGGGCATCGCCGGCGGTACCGAGTACCTGGCCAAGCGCGCCGACTGGATGCGCTGGCACGCCGAGGGCAACGCCGAAGGTCTCGGCGGTGACCGCGACGGCGCCGAGCGGTGGCTGGCGAAGCGCGACTTCACTCAGTCGCAGCGTGACGCCGCAGCGGACACGGGTGCAGCGATGCCCGACGGATCGTTCCCGATCAAGAACGGGGAGGACCTGGATAACGCCATTCACCTGGCCGGCAACGCCAAGGACCCGGCTGCGGCCCGCTCGCACATCAAACGCCGCGCATCTGCGCTCGGGATGGAAGACAAGATCCCCGACACGTGGAAGGCCAGCGGAGCCGGCGAGATCGACAGCGATCTCGACCTGGTGAAAGCGAATGGGGCGCCATCTAGCGACGGTGACCCTGATGCTTCCGGGATGAAATGCGGCACCTGCAAGGGTGACGGGAAGATCCGTGGCGGCAAGATGGACTGCCCGGATTGCAAAGGCTCCGGCAAGGCCGCAGCGAAGGACACCGCGGACACCGGCACCACCCCGGTCGAGGCGGACACAGCGAAGACCGGCGGGCGCACCTGCAAGGGATGCGGCAAGAACTACCACGCCGACACCGATGCCAAGTTCTGCGGCGGATGCGGCAAGAAGCTCCCCGGCATGGGCAAAGCAGCGAAGCGTGCCGCAGTGGAAGCGCTCACCGCAACCCTGGCCAAGTCCGTTGAGATGGGCATGATCTCCCAGGCTGCCGCCGACGAGATCCTCGCCCAGGCGGGCACGGAGAAAGCCGCACGCCGGCCGTTGCCAGGTGACACCAAGCCAGTCGGTGAGCACCGCGAGCCGGATGGCACATCCACCGTCGAGCAGTTCGAGCCGGATGCTGGCCTGCCAACCGACCCGGACCGGACACCGGACAAGGTGCCGTCCTCAGTCAAAACTGATGCGCCGTACACGGTCGGCCGGATGCACGACATGGCCTGCGCGGCCTTCGACACGCAGGCCGTCATGGACAGCTACCCGTCGTTGAAAGCGATCGGCGCTGGCATCGACGAGTCGTGGTTTGGTGAGCTGGCGGCCGCGGCCGCGGCCGCGGGCAAGACCACCGAAGCGGGCCGCCTGACCGCCCTGGTGGGTGCCGCGCAAGCGGTGAAAAGCATGCACCCGGCCGCCGTCGAGGACGGCCGCGCGCTGCTGCACAAGGCCTTCCAGGACATGTACCCGACTGAGCACATCAAGCCGGGTGATGGCGTGAAGCCAGGCCAGTTCCAACGGCCGTACCTGTCCGGGCCCACTGCGTCGGAGGACGCCACAGATCGTGGCTCACCGAACATCCCGCCATCCCACCACACTCCGGAGCCGGAGCAGTTCGACCGGCCGCTGATCACGGCCGGGCACGAAGCTGAAAGCCCGGCCAACACTGGTGACAACAACCGGGTCGCACCGGGGAGCCCGAGCGCGGCGCGCACCTACTACTCCAACAGTTCCCGTGAGCAGGCCAGGGTGGCGCTGCAGAGCATGCACGACCACATCGCGGCGACGTTCCCTGACCTGTGCCCGATGGCCACATCGAAGAGTGTCCTGCCACCAGATCTTGGTGCCAGGAATGTCCCGACACCGCACACTCCACCCGCGCAGGGAGGAATCAGCACTGTCGGGAAAGCCCCAGATGGGCTGACTGAGGAGCAGCTGGCCAAGGCGTTCAAGAAGGCCATTGCCAAGTACGAGCGCCGCAACCCGCACACCGCACCCGAAACGGTCACCCAGCCGGCTGCGGCACCAGGGCTGACAGCGGACGTGCTGAAATCACTTCTCGCCGAGCAGATCGCGCCGCTCGCCGAGCGTTACGACACCCAGATCACTGAACTGCGCAAGCAGGTCGACGAGCTCGGCTCTAAGCCCGACCCAGCGATGGCCCCCGTCAGGGGCGCACTGGCCCGGCAAGCCACCACGCCGGCCGTTCCCGTGGAACGCCGCAACCTGGTGGAAGAAGCCGCCGAGAAAGCCCGCACACGCGCATCTATCGAGGAACTGTCTTACCGCGCCTACATCGAGGACCGCGCCAAATCATCTGACCCGGGAACCCGGGAAAGGGCCCTCTCGGTCCTCGACAAGCTGGGAGCGGCATCAGTCCCTCCTAACTGAGCAAAAAGTAGTAACGACACGCACAGGAGGCGTGTGACAAGCACTGACGTTCTTCCCTACGGCACAGCCGGCCAGGCTGCGCTGGAGCGCGCGGACGCGAACCCGTCGTGGTACGCCGACGCTGACGCAAAGAATTACCACTCACCGGACCTGATGCTGAGTGACAAGATGCCGACCCTTGTCAAGGGTGTCGGCTATTGCCGCCCTGGTGGTAACCGTCCACTGGACGATGACGACCAGATCTTCCGCCGGAGCATGAAAGCGGAACTGTCGTTCCGCTCAGCGATCAAAAAGGGCATCGAAAGCCCAGCCGAGGTCATTAAGGGCCTCAGCCCGGAATTTGCTGGCCAGTTCGGCGCATTCATGGCCGCCAGCCCGCAAAACCAGGCAGTGCAGCAGCTCGTCGGCCAGCTGAACACCCAGCTTTCCGACGCGCTCGGCAAGAGCATTACGCTCACGTCGCCGTTGTCGTCCGGCTTCGTGCCCTTCGACTTGGTTGCACCGAGCTCTCTCATCTACCCGGTGTATTCGCCGATCCGCAACAAGCTGGCCAGGACACCTGGCCAGGGTGTTGCAAGGCAGCGGAAAGTCATCACCGGTGTTTCCGGTTCACAAACCGGCCCGTCTGGTGGCAAGTTCGTCCGTCTGGCCATCCCCGAGCTTGTTCAGGGATCGGGGTCGATTTCCGGTAACAGTGGCAGTGTCAACTGGCCACTCAACCTGCCAGGCACTGGCACACAGGACGCAGTTGACCTCAAGATCCCTTACCGGTTCTGGGGTCTGTCTGAGAACCTGTCCTGGCTCAACTAGCGGGCCCCCGGCGCCGTGAGGTGCCGGAGCAAACTGCACTGTTCGGGGAACCCCACCACCTACGGGGAATCCCGAGCGCTGGCGATGCCCGCCGGCGTGTAGAGACTGTATGTGCGGAACCTGTGCAATGGACGACACCCCGGGGCATTACGGGGTACCGGCCGCAGGTTATGAGACAGTCCGATCTCACGGGATGGTAAACCGTGAGAGACCGGCAGAAATGACCGGTCCCGCCATTTACGGCGAGTAACAATCAATGCGCACAGTTCTCAGGTCAAGGCTTCGAAGACATTTCCGCGCTCGCCAACCTCCTGCTGTTGCAGGAATTCATGTTGAACGAAGAGGCCGCGCATATTGGGGCTACTTCGATCGCTGTTTCCACTCCGGGAACTCCGACGCTCACCGCGCGTTCCGCGAACTCCGGTGAGAGCCCGCTGACCGGTGTGACGACAAACGTGTTCGTGAAGGTCACGGCTAACACCTACTTCGGTGAGACCGCGGCCAGCACGGGCGGGTCAGTCGCATGGTCATCCGGTCAGGTTGTGGATGTCCAGATCAGCCCTGTCGCGGGCGCCCAGTGGTACAACCTGTACGTCACCACGGGGGCCAGCGCGGGAACGTACTACCTGGATGTCACGCAGGTCGGTGGCCAGTACTACACCCTGCAAGGCGCTCTGCCCGTGTCGGGAACGGTTGCGCCGACGGTGGACTCGGGAACGTCGTCAAGCAACGACCAAGAGGGCCTGCTGTCTGTTCTGTCGGGGCACTCCGCAACCACTGGTGGTGCGATTTACCCGTCGAACTGGCAAGCCGGCTACTTCTCGAACACCATCGGTGACACTCTGAAAACCTCGGTGCTGAACAACGCCCTGCAGCAGTTGTGGGACGGAACGGGCAACACCTACGGGGCTTACAGGGCCGACCCGGCTGAGATCATCGCCGAAGGTGGCGATGTGATGCGGTTGTCGAACGACATCATCAACTCAAGCTCCGCTAACGGCGCTTACCGCCTGTTCGTTGAGCAGGCTGAGGTGCCGGGAGTTCGGCTGGGTGCTGCCGTCTCGGAGTTCCAGAACCCGATCACCCGCAACCCGCTGAAAGTCGTCGTCCACCCGTGGCTGACACAAGGCACAGCGATGCTGATGTCTTACACGATGCCTTTCGCGTGGAGCAACGTTTCCAACGTGGTCGAATTCGTCGCGGTGCAGGATTACCTGAGCATTTCGTGGCCGGTGATCGACGCCTCGTTCCGTTACAGCATGTTCCTGTTCGGAAGCCTCGTCGTGAACGCCCCGTTCTACTGCGGTCTTCTGCAGGGAATTCAGAAGTCTGACCGTTCCGGCGCGACCGGTACCTGGTCCTGACAAAGCTGCGTGCGCCCGGCCAGATTCACCACCTGGCCGGGCGCACGCGCGCCGTTCGTAAAGCAATCAGTTACCGGTTAAGGAGCATGTGACTAACCTCACCGCTAACCCAACCCCAGCGGGCGAGCAGACACTCGGCGGCGGGGCTTATATCCAGCCATCACCCGGTGTTGTCGTCCAGGGTGTCACGTTCTACAAAGATGGCCAGCTCACCGTTCAGGGTGCAGGTAAGCAGACGGCGCCCACTGCGGCGACCGTCGTGGCCACCTGCACACCTGGCACAGCCGGACTGTGGGAGATCACCGGCAGCGTCGCCATATCGGGCACGACAACAGTCGCTGCCGACTCGCACAACACGGCACTCAACCAGACCAGCACCGCCAGGTTGAGCCCCATCCCGTTTGGCCTGATCTCCACAACAGGCGCGAGCGGTGATGTGAAGTTCGGGCCGGTCATCCTCAACCTGTCCGCCACGGACACGGTGAACATCACCGCGATCGCCAACGCCACCGCCTCATCGGTGTACGCGGCAGCGGTCGTCGCCCGGCTGGTCGGCTGACATGGCCGGGTCCGCCCAGTACACAGCCGGAGCCAGCACCGCGGTGCTGGTAGCGGCGGCGCCGGTCTCACAGACCCCCGGGCCTGTGGGCTGGTTCTACTTCGCCAACGGCTCCGGGTCGATCGTCGTGTACCTGGGCGGACCCGGAGTCACCGCATCCAACGGTGCCGCCGTTGCCGCAAACGGCACATTCTCCGGCTACCTGTTCTCCGGCGATCAGATTTACGCGATCGCCGCATCCAGCACCGCAGCCGTATCCGTGCTGCAGACAGGTGCGTGACCTGTGCCCACTGTGCAACTGCCCACCGGATGCAAAGGCCTCGACATGGCCAACGGCATCAAGTACGACGCCGACCGGTCCGGCGGCCAAGTCGAGGTGTCTGAGAAAGACGCCCGGTACATCAACCGGTCCTGGTACGGCCAGTCCGGCGTGATGCGCGGCGGGCCCCAATTCGCTTTCGGCACCAGGCGCGGCCGCCGCTGCATCCCCTGCAAGCGCACATGGAACGCCTGGTCATTCCTGTGCCCCCGCTGCGGGGCGGAAACAACCGAGGAGAACACATGACCAGCACCATCGCGTACGGGATGTCCGACCTGGCGCCCACACCGGACGGGCGGGTCGGCCCGGGCACCGTCAACGTGCCACCAGACCGCGGTGGGTGCGGTGACAGCCACACCGTGTCCATCGACGACACCGGGCACCCTGTGGTCCGGTGCCCAGCCTGCGTGCCGATCCTGATCGGCGGCGCGTACGGATGGGCTGCCACCCCGGCCGGTGTTCCGCTCACTCCCGATGAGCATTCCGAAGTGGAGATCGCTGAGCGGGAGGGCCAGCTGATGCAGAAGGCCGCCATGCGGACCTTCTCCACGAAGCTCGCCGAGATGGTTCAGGCCCCGAAGCAAGTGGAGGCGCCTGTGCTGTCCGCATCCACTATTGCGGCGCAACTGGCAGCACTGCCAGCCAGCGAGCGCGCCGAACTGCTCAAGGCCTTGTCCGGGCCGTCCGAGACGCCTGTGGCAGAGGACAAGCCGGCCGGAACAGCGCCTGCTGTGGCTGCGCCAGCGCGTAAGCCGGGCCGGCCGCGGTCCCGCCCGCTCTGACCGGGTGAGAGCCCGCCGCCACGGCCGGCCGCACTGTGCCCGCTGCGGCGGCCCTAAACGCCACCCATCCGACGCATCCATCAACTGCCGCGAGTGCGGCGACCTGGTGTGCCTCAAGCATGCGATCAGCGACCCGGACACCGGTGGATGGGTGTGCACGAAATGCGTCCGCGACCAGCACAAGCAAGGGCGGTGACAAGGATGGACAGTTGGGATGACGGCGCCCGGCTCACTCAGCCGCAGCTAGAGGAGTGGCGTGACCGGTTTCAGGAGCAGATGGCTTCCCAGGACAGGCACCGGCTCATGGTGCTCCCGCCAGTGTCATCCCTGACCCCAGATGAGATGCGGGATCTGCTGCGCGAGTGCGTCACCGTAGTCGCTCCTGGCGAAACGCTGATCGTCCGGATTTCCCCGGATTGCACCCCGGCGCAAGTGCAGGAATACCAGCAGCGGGCCACTGAGATTGCCGAACATCAGGGCCTGGGATTCAAGATCCTCGTGCTGCCAGCCGAGGACCTGGCTGTGGCCCGCGGTGAATGAGTACAACCCGGCCGGTGTCCCAGCCAGCCCGGGCACCCCGTACGTACTGCCGGCGATGCTGATCGCCGCCCCTACAGGTGTGGTGTGGAACACCGTGGGGGCCGGATCGAGGCCGACCGAGCAGCAGCAATTCGATGAGCAGTTGAACTTGTGCCGCCGGGCTACCTCGATGATCGACGGGTTCTGCAACCAGCCGCTGCGCGCAACGGTGGACACCGAGACCTTGTTCGGGCCAGGAGATCTGCGATTCCAGATGTTCGGGCCCGGGATCGCACGGTTGCTGCTGTCCCGCTCGCCGGTAACCGCGGTGCTCTCCGGCCGGGTAGCCGCGACGGTCACATTCCCGGCCGAGTGGAACCCGATCCCCGCGACCGGTTACAAGATCGAGAAACCGGTCATCGGGGTGTACGGCACCACCAGCCCTGGCGGTTCCGGTGATGGCGGCTCGGCGGTCCTTCTCGCACCCGGGTACGCGTCGTGGTGGTGGGGCGGCCGGAGCGGCTACCAAGTCGAAACCACCTACATCAACGGGTGGCCGCACGGGTCACTTGCCGCTGCAGCCGCAGAGGATGACGTCACCCTTCAAGTGGACGACTGCACTGGGTGGGGACCGCCGCCGGGGATGGTCTCCGGCGCCACCGGCACCTTGCACGACCCCGGCGCGCAGGAGACGTTCACCGTCACCAACGCGACCGCACTGTCCGGGCCCGGCCTGCTCACCCTGTCCTCACCGCTGGCCTACAAGCACCCGGTGGGGGTGATGGCCACCACCCTGCCGCAGTCCGTCATCCAAGCGGCCATCCTGTTCGCTGTCTCCCAGGCCCTGGTGCGCGGGGCGACGGCCACCACCATCCAGGCCGTACCGGGTCACGGGGACAGTTCGGTGAACACGCCTGGCTGGTACATGAAAGAAGCTCAGGCGCTGGTCCAGCCGTACCGGCGGGTCATCTGAGCGCGAGGTCGCCCGGCAGGGGGTGGTGCCTGTGCCGGTGAACTCCGTCCAAACCTATTTGACCGGCCTGCTGAACGGCTTGCCGCTGCCAGCCGAACCTGGCCAGCAGGGCGCACTTGAGTGCGTGATCACGCCACCGGATCCGGGTGACCTGGACGCACCGAAGGCGTACCTGTGGCCCGGATCTGGTGAGGAAACACGGCTGACCCCACCGCGGGCAGGTGGCCCGAACGTGATCGCGCCCGGGTGGAAGCAGATCACCCACAAAGTTGACCTGTACCTGGCCTGGGTTGGTGCTGCTGACGATCCGCAAGCGGACACAAATTTCCCCGCTGTTGTGGATGCGGTGATGGCCGCACTGCGCCCATCCACGGATGAGGTGCTGATCACCGATCCGGTTACCGGAGTCATTTCCTCCCTGCTGCTCGGCATCGGCGAGGAAATGAGTTACGAGTTCGCTGTTCTGCACACCCTGGCCGATCAGGCGTACTTGCGGTACGACGCCCGGCTCACAATCAACGTCATTGAGTATTTCCAGTCCTGACTTTCATCCACCCGGAGGCGTGTGGCGCGTTACCCGTACCTCGGCACGACTGACTTGTTTTACACGCAATACATGGATGCCGGCGCCGGGAGGCCGTTGGAAGCGTCACCTGGCCACGCGTACGAGATAGCACCCGCTCCCGGTAACGAGGAATTGCCGGTGCCGCCAGCTGACGGCCGGTGGTCACCAGATCCAGAAACCGACCCTGATCCTGTCGAGCATGCCCCCGAGCCAGCCGTTTCCACGGCGCGCACTAAGAAGGGGGCGCAGGCATGAGCACCGCAAGTGCTGTCTTCCCGGTTACCAGAAGGTTTATCGGCGTGGCGAAAGAGGTCACCCCGGGAACCGCAGTCGATCCCACGGCAACCATGCCGTTGACCAAATTCACGCCCAAAGACAACATCACCTACCTGAAAGACACCGCATGGCGGAACGCCATGGCCGGGCTGTACAACCTGATCCAGGGCGTTGAGATCGGTGATCTCGAAATGGAAGCCCCGGTTTTCGGTGACGGTGTCGGGTACCCACTGGTCAACATTTTCGGGGATTACTGGCAGGCTGTTAACGGCACCTCCGCCACCCCTACCACTCTCGCCTCCGGCTACACAGCCGGCGCGGCCACCATCTCCGTGACGTCGGCGACTGGCATCAGTAACGGCACCACTATCGCGGTCGGCGCCCTCGGGACCACCGCAGAGGAGGTGCGGACTGTCACCAACGTGGTGTCCACCACGGTGACGCTGAGCAGCCCCCTGTACCAGAACCACCTGTCCGGAGCGGCGGTCACCCCGTACAGCGCGGTCACCACCTACGTGCACAACTTCTCCCTGCTGAACAACGGGCTCGGTGCAGGTGGCTGGTCGACGGCGCAGCCACCGACGCACACGTTCACCGATTACACCGGGGTCACCGCATCAGTGGGCGCACGGGCTTACGCGTACACGTGCTTCTCGGAAGTGTCATTCACAGGTACCGCAACAGCGCTGCTGATGTGGGACGGGAAAGCCACATCGTTCTCGTCAGCGGTGGCCGGGGCGCCCCCGACTGCGACTATTTCGACCGTGAAGCCGTACGCGGACTGGCAGACAACAATCAGTGTCGGCGGCTCCCCGGTGAACAACATCATGGAATGGAAATCAACGTTCATCCGGAAAGTTGACCCGAAGTTCACTAACGCCGGGCAGCAGACACCGTTCGCCATCCCACGCGGTGAGCTTGATGCGACATTCTCGCTCATGTACGACCCGGCTATTGACGAGTCGCCGTTCCTTGAGTACCTGAACAACACTCAGCCGACACTGGCCATCACGACAACCAACGGCCTGGTCGGCGCGAACCTGGTCCAGGTGGTTATCAGCGCGCAAGTCGCCGCGTATGACACAGGCCAGATCGAGGACTCGAAAACGACCTTCGGGTACAACATGACGGTCCAGGCAGTGGCTAACACCACTAACGCTGGCCCATCAGGCGGGTACTCACCGGCGGTCGTGCAGGTCACAAACGCGGTCGTCAACTACTGACCGGCTGCCTTCAACAAACCATCTGCTGTATTCAGCTACCTGCCTGAAAGGACTGTGACTGGTTTGCGCGTGCAACTGTCCGCCGGCAATCACGCCGATCTGCGTGACGAGCCCAACGGAGGAGACCGGCGAGCTGCCCGCGGCGCGATCTCCATCACCATCAACGGGGACGAGTCGCGGGTATTCACCGCCGAACTCGAAGACCGCATCATGTATGCCCTGCTGAAACGCATGATCATCGGCTGGACGCTGGCGCAGCCGCTGCCAGGGCAAGCGGTTGACGGTGACGCGATCCTGAACAACCTCTCCATGGACGATCAGGACGCCTTGTACCAGGCGGTCCGTCCGGTCTACGACCGGGTGCTGAACGGCCCAAAACCCCAGACCATCTCAGGCAGCGTCTTGCCGACTACTTCCTCAGGCGACCCGGCGCCGCCTGCCCGCTCCCTGACGAGTACATCGAGTGGTCCTGGTTCGCCGAGCGATACGGGTGGACTCCCGAGCAAGTAGACGCACTCCCGTCCGATTGGGCGACTGTCGCACCGGTAATCGCTGAGGCCCGCGATTACGCCACCCAGATCATGTCCAACCCGAAATGAGCCAGGAAGCGGGTGACCTGGTGTGGCAAGCATCCGCGAGATCAACGAGAAACTGCAGAGGATACGCGACCGGGCACCCTGGGGGGCGCGTGCGGCCGCGCTCGCCATGGCATCCCTGATGGTTTCCGAGGTGCAGCGGGACGAGTTGTCCCGCCGGTCGCACGCACCTCACACGCCGACGCCGTCGCCGCCTGGTGAGCCGCCCGCGCGGATCAGCGGGAACTTGCGCGCCTCGATCACCATCAAGCAGGGCCCCGCAGGTGGCGCGCGGTCGTCGGTAGCTGTCGGCGGCACTGTCCCCTACGCGCGGATACAGGAACTGGGAGGGACCGCGGGCCGCGGCTCAACGCTGCCCGCGCGGCCATATCTCCGGCCGGCCAAGGAACGGATCGAAGCCTCCGGCGCTCTGAGCCGAACCGCCCGGAGCCGGTTCAAATCTGTCGTGATCAGGCCGTGAACCGTGTCTGAACTGCTGCCACCAGCGATCGAAGAGTTTGTCGCGGATGCCAGTAAATGGGTTGCGGGCATCGACGAGATGATCGCCAGCAACGAGCGGCTGATGGCCTCAATCGCTGAGGTGCAAGATCTGGCTCGCGCATCAACCGAGGCAACCGCTGGTGCGGTCAGCGCGGGCGGGATCGCAACCGGCGCCGCCGACACTACCGCAGCATCCGAGGCTGCGACAGCAGCCGCGACCGAGCAGGCCGCGGCGCAAGAGGAACTGTCCACCGCGGCCATGCAAACCGTCGCCGCCGAAACAGATCTCACCTCAGCCGAGTGGCTGCTGGTGGATGGGCTCGCCCGCGCAATCGACGCCGCATCCGAGGCTGCCGCAGCGGAAGCGCGCCTCGCCGCCGGTGCGCAGGCCGCCGGCGAGGCGACAACTGAGGCGGCTGCCGGAGCTGAGCGGGCCGGCGCCGCCGCCGCAGCAGCAGCGGAGGAGCAGAGAGCGCTGGCTGCGTCGGCGGCTGAAGCGGCGGCCGCCGAATCCAAGCTCGCTGAAGCTGAGGCGCTCGAAGCGGACATGGCCAAGAGCGCCCTCGAGGTGCAAGCGGCACTCCGGGATGCCCACATAGCGTCCGCCCGGGCTGCGGCGACCTCGGCGAAAGCTCAGCAGACCCTGGCAGCGGACGAGCGGCTGACACGGGATATGGCCAACGAGGAAGCGGCCGCGAACGAGCGGAACGCCGGCGCGATGGCCGGACTCGGCTCAGCAACGAAGCTGGCCATCGCCGGAGTCGCAGTCGCCGTGGGTTACTCCATCGACAAAGCGATGAAGTTTCAGGCTGCCGTCACCCAGTTGTACACCGCCGCGCACTTGACCGGTATAAGCATGGCCGCACTGTCCCAGAAGATCCTCCAGATCGGATACCAGACTGGGGAATCTGGCACAGCCATCGCGACGGCTCTCTACCACCCAATTAGCGCTGGCCTGAGTCTGAGTAACTCGCTTGCGACTGTCGCCAACTCGGCCAAGCTCGCGCAGATCCACGGCGCCGATCTGGAAGACACAACGTACGCCCTGTCATCGGTGATGAAGGCGTTCAACCTGAACACCAGTGACGCCGCCAAGACCGCCGGGTTGCTGAACGCGATCGTCGGCCAGGGCGACATGCGCTTCCAGAACTTTAACCAGTCAATTAAGAACTGGGCGCCTACCGCCGCGGCCATGGGCATTTCGATCCGGTCAATGGGTGCGGCCTTGGCGTACCTGACTGACCGGGGTAACACTGCGGAGACAGCTTCAACCCGGTTGACCATGGGGCTTTCCATGGTCACATCAGGGTCGAAGGAGGCGAACACGTTCCTGCGGTCACTTGGACTGGCGACCGACAATATCACGTTGAAAAACAAGTCGCTGGCCGATGTGATGAATTCCTACGGGCTGACAGTCAACAAGATCGCCACGGATCTGCGGAAACCTGACGGCATCTACATCGCGTTGTCGGACATGGAGAAAGCCTTCAAAGCGTCCGGGCTGTCAGCAGCCCAGGCCTCGCAGGTCATGGCGAAACTGTTCGGCGGCGGCCGGTCCGACAAAGCCATGCTGTCCCTGATGTCGAATCTGGACAACATCAGAACCAAGTACGAAGGCATAGGCAAGGCGGTATCAGGATACGGCAAGTCGTGGTCTGAGACGGAGAAGACAGCGCACTTCGCCTGGACTCAGTTCCTCGCCGATGTCGAGAACCTGGTCATCACTTTCGGGACGAAACTGCTGCCCATCTTCACCAAAGTCGTGCGGGCGGTTGACAAGTTCATGGAGTTCATTTCCCACCACGAGAAGATGGCGGCGTTCGCTGGGGCGGTTATCGCTATCGCGGTGGGGGTGGAGCTGGTCACCGCCTCGGTGGAGGGCCTTGGCGCAGTTCTCTCAGCTAACCCCGTCGGTGTCGCGATCATTGCGATCGGCGCACTCGCGCTTGGCCTGTACGAACTGTATGAGCACAGCAAACTGGTCCGTGACATCGTTCATGATGTCGCGAACGCTTTCAAATCCGCCTGGGCGGTGGCGATGCGCGCCGCGGGTGCCGTGATCGACTGGTTCGTTCACGGCCCGCTTGTGTTTGTGAAGCAGCAGATTGCAGCATTCAGGGTGTGGTGGGAGCAGAACCACAAGGAAATCGAAGAGGTCGCACGGGTCGTCTGGGCGGTTGTAAGTTTCATCGTCAAGACGTATCTCGCCGAGATAATCGCGACGATCAAAATCGACCTGGCAGTGATTAAAGCCGCATGGACTATCGCGTGGGGCCTGATACGCGACACGGTTAAACTAGTCTGGGATACTGTCGCCGCGCTAATCCGCGCCGAGCTGGCCATAATCCGCGACGCCATCGCACTGTTCCTGGACATCATCACCGGGCACTGGGCGAAAGCGTGGACCGACCTGAAAAAACTGACCTCGGATGAGATCCACGGCATCCTCAACGTGATGCGGACCATTTTCAACGGTGCGGTCACGTTGCTGTACGACCTGGCCAAGAACCTGATCATGGGTTTCGTTCACGGAATCACCGCGTCCCTCGGGGCCGTACGTGACGCGGCAGGCAGTATCGGCAGCGCGGCCATATCGTCAATCAAGAGCGTGCTCGGGATCAGCTCACCGTCGAAGGTCATGCAGAACATTGCGGTTGAAATCGGCAACGGCATAGTCGCGGGACTTGAGGGAACTGCGTCGAAAGTCAAATCGGCAGCCGGGAAACTGGTCACCTACATCAAGGAAGCGTTTGACGCGGGCGATATCTCCTCTCAGACGGAGAGCAACGTAACCAAGTGGATCGAGGCTGACAACAACAAACTGCAAGCCCTCGCCACCAAACGATCCGCGATCATGTCAACGATTTCCAAGGCGAAAACGTTCGCCACGAACACGGCCAGTAGCGTCGCTGGCACGTTTGATCTCGTGTCGGCAGCGGGTAGCGGGCCGATCACCTCGCAGAACATTCTGGCCAACTTGCAGGCCGACCTGTCCCAGATAAACCAGTTCAAGTCGGCGATCGGCCAACTGTCGAAACTGGGGCTGAACAAGGATTACATCAACCAGATCATCCAGGCCGGGCCCGTGCAGGGCCTGGCCATCGCGAAGGCGCTATTGCAGGTCCCGGGGAACATTAAGGCGATCAACAAAGCCGAGTCTGGTATCACTTCGGCGTCTAAGTCGCTTGGGCAAACCGCCGCTAACGCCATGTATGACTCGGGCGCCCAGGCCGGGAAGGGTTTCCTATCCGGGCTGGAAGCGCAAGAAAAAGCGATCACGAAGGAAATGACGAAGATCGCTAAAGGCATGGTCAGCCAGATCAAGAAAGATCTGGGGATCAAGTCGCCATCGACGGTGATGTACCAGCACGGGATGATGGTGTCACAAGGACTCGCGCAAGGAATCATCGCCGGGCTGCCGCATGTGACTGCTGCCATGAGGGCGCTCAGCAGCGCAACTGCACCTGGGACTGTGCACCCGGCCACAGGCGTGGCCCTGGCCGCATCGCAAGGAGCGGGCGGGTTCGGTGTCACATCTTCCCAGCAGACACTGAATTTGACGTTGAAGATGCAATGGCCGACCGGCAGCAATCTTCAGGCTACTGACCAGAAGTACACCCTGCGTTACAACCGCAGGAACGGTACTAACGGTCTCACGCTCGCAACCAAATAGCCGCCACGAACAGCGAAAGCCCTGGCCTTTCCGGGCTGGGGCTTTCGCGCGCCCTGGAGCAGGTGATGCATGCCAGATAACGAGCACGGCACCCCGCCGACCGTCGATATGCGCATCGAAATCGAAGCAGACGCGCGGGTGATCAAAGCATCTGACGTGGCTGATGAGAAGAAGGATGAGATAGATGGCTGACGGCCTGCAGACCACCAACTTGGCGAACGCCTGGCTGAATGTGCTCAACAACACCACCTTCACCGGCATCGCGACCACATTCGTGCAGCTTCACACAGGTTCCCCGGGAGCGAACGGCACCGCCAACGTTTCGAGTGTGACAACCCGGCCTTCGGTGACTTGGAACGCGGCGAGCAGCGGATCTATCTCCGAGTCGAACACGCCGACCTGGTCCAGCTGGGCCGGCACCAACGGTGAAGTGGTCACCGATATCTCCGTGTGGTCCGCGAGTTCTAGCGGCACCTTCTACTTTTCCGCCGCTCTTTCCTCAAGTAAAACCGTGAACACAGGGGACACGCTGGAGTTGACCACTCTGACTGTCGCCCTCACCCCGCTCGCCGCCTGACCCGCTCGTTTACTGCACCACGGGGGGCGGTGAGCTATGGCGATCACGGTAACGGCGACCGCCAGCGGAACCGGATCGAAGAACGGCATCACCCTGACCGTCAAGGTCGTGACGAGTGCTGCCGCGGCCGGGTCGCAGCCCGGCACCGTCAACGACTCGGCGACGATCACGACCCCGCAGCTCGCCATCACCCCGGCGGGGTCCAGCAACTGGGTTTACGGCGCGCTCAGCGAGAATCTTGCTGGCACGTTCACCGCGAACGCCGCAACCACGTTCAGCGCGAACAACACTGACGCGACCAACGCCCAGAAACGCGGCACGTTCCGCACCACCTCCACGACAACAGGCGGCACGCCGGTCACTGTCGGGGCGACACTGCCGACGACCACATCAGGCGATGCCGCGATCGCGCTCGCTGAGATCAAGAACTCGGGCACCCTGGCCGAGGACGCGTCGTCGCCCGCCAGCGCGAACACGAACGCCGCGAAGACCATCACGACGGCGAGTTTCACCCCGCCATCCGCCGCGCTGCTGGTCGCTGTCATCTCCGCGAACTACAGCGGGTCCGGCACGGTCAGCATGGCCGTGTCTGACACCAGCGGCCTGACCTGGACGGCGCTGGAGCAGATCGGCACCGCCGGGTACGGCGGCGTCTGGGTCGCGCAGTTCCCGGCCACCCAGACCGCAGCCACCACCCCGACGTTCACCGCGACTGCCACCGCGGCAGCGACCCGGGTCCGCAACGGTGCGGCAAGCCCGAGCTTCACCGCAACAGTCACCGCGGCAGCGACTGTCATCACCGGTGCCGTCACCATCGACGCCACCCAGACCGCCACCGCCGCGATCACCGCGGCGGCGACCAGGGTGCGCAACGGGGCGGCCACCCGGTCGGCCACCGTCACCATCACCGCGTCGATGACGCAGGTGCACGTCGCGTCGGCCGCCCGGGCAGTGACCGCGACGGTCACCGCGGCCATGACGCAGGTGCACGTCGCGTCGGCTACCAGGTCGGCCAGCGCAAGCATCACCGCGGCCGCCATCAAGCCGTCCTCCATCACGGTGATCAACACATGGACGGCGAACCGGGCCATTGTCAGCGGCTTCTCTCTGAACGCCCCCCCATCCGGATCCCTCGACTGCCCGGTGGCGAGCACAACCGGGAACTGGCTGATCGCGTTCTGCTCGTGGACCCTGCCTGCCGGGTACCTCGGCGGCACCATGGCCGTGTCCGATGATGTGCACGGCTACTGGATCCCGCTCGGCGCACCCAGCGGGGATTCCAGTGCGTCCGGGTTCACCAGGTGCTCGATCTGGGCCCGGCCCGCCGGCGCGTCCGTCCCCGGCGCCGGGCATGTTTACGTGTCCCCGTGCGGCCTCCCGAATCCCACCTATCCGGCAGTTATCGGCGTGACCGTGATCGAGATCACCGGCATGAGCGATTACGCCGGTACGCCTGTCGTGGTGAACAACTACGCCAACGCGGCCACCGCGATCGCAGCAAACGCCCCCGGCCTGGGAGCTGCAGCGTTCCTGGCCACAGTGGCGGCCAGTGATGCATCAACTTTCAGCACCGGGCCCGGGGGCAGCTGGACCGCTCTTACCGCGGTGAGCGTGTCGGGGACAGCGCCTGCGATCCTGCACACCTCACCAGCGTGGCAGGTGGCATCCACATCGGAAACCGCATCATGGACAACCGGGACTACGGGGGACCTGTCGGCGTGCACCGCGGCGATCCTTGTGGTCAACGCCGGGCCCGCGCAGCCGGATGCGTCCTGGCCGGCGACGCAACTGCAAATGGGATTCGGTTCTGGTGCGCTGACCCCGCCATCGCAGATCACCTGGACGGATATCACTAACAGGTGGCTTGGCTCGACTGAGACAAGCGCGAAACGCGGGAAGCAGTACGAACTGGATCAGTTGCAGGCTGGGGAAATAACCCTGACCCTGGATAATAACGATGCCGCGCTGACGCCCGAGAACGACGCATCGCCTTTTGCGCCTTTCGTCCTCGCGGATGTTCCTGTACGGCTGCTGATGACCTGGGATGGCCGCACATACAGTGTCTTCAGCGGCTACGTGGAACGGTGGCCGCAGGCCTGGGACTCGGTGTGGTACGGGATTACGCAGATCACCGTTGTCGATGTATGGTCACTGCAAACAGCGGAACTGGCCGCAGTCCAGCAGGAAGAGATACTTCTCGACCAGCCTTACGCATACTGGACATGCGGTGATGCTGCAGGGAGCACGGCAGCGCAAAACTCAGCGCCAGGTAACAGTAACTCGCTGCAAGTTGTCGAGTCCAAATCCGGTGCGCTGACCGCCACATTCACTTTCGGCGATAACTCCGGTCTTGACCCGGGTGATCCTGGCGGAACCGTTTACACGCAGACCGGCCTGACCGCCGGGGACGCCACCGGATACGGCTACTGCCTGCAATGCATCGACCAGTCCTACCCGTCGATCGCCAACGGCATCACCATCATGGGCTGGTTCGCCCCAGACTCACCGACCGTGCAAATCCCGCATCAGCTGATCCTGATGCGGGGCACCAACGCGGGTGTCGGGCCCATGTTCCAGATGTACCTCAACAGTCCCACCTCAGGCAGCCCAGGCGGCCTGCAGATCGCCGTGTACGACCAATCCACACGGGCCCGGACAGACACTGTGGTAAACAGCCAGAACTGGCTGTCAGGTGGCCTCAGCCACTTCGCGCTGCTGCTCACCCAGAGCACATGGCAAGTCGTTGTGGACGGCGGCGCGTTCACCGGAGCTTCCGGATCATGCAACATGCCGTCCTCGATGACCTGGATCGACTTCATGGGCAACGCGGACCGGTACTTCACCGGGTCCATGATCAACGGGGCGTGCTGCCACCTTGCCATCTTCCCCCGTCTCCTCACCGAGGACCGGCTGGCGGCGATCGTCGGCGCCGGGTTCCCCGTCGCTAACAACGGCCAGTTCGGCTCCGAGCACCCCGACCTGCGCATCGAGCGGCTCGCCGGCTACGGCGGGTGGACCGGGGCCCGGTCGATCAGCCACAAATCCACAACCGGCATGGCCGGGATCTCCGATATTCAAGGCTCCGAGGGGAGCATCTCAGCCAATGGCGTGGTTTCGGCCTCACAAGGGCAAACCGCCGCCGAGGCGATAACCAACATTGTTGTCAGCGATAACGGGTTCATGGGTGTCGATGGCAACGGGGTCCTGTGCTACCTGTCACGAAGCGACCTGTACGGAAACACCCCGATATGGTTCCTCGGGGAGGATGTTCTCTCCGGCGAAACCCCATACGAAACCGACATCGTTTTCGGGTACGACAAGAGCCTGCTGTACAACGACGTTGAGCTCACCCAGTCAACAGGTAGTGGTACCGCTGTTGTGGCTTTCAACGCGCCATCGGCGGCGCAACACGGCCAGTACACCTACTCGGCGACGGTTTACCAGCAGGACCCGGACACCGTGGTCGATGAGGCTAACTGGATCGCGAATACGCGGGGGACCGTGTTCAACCGTGCCGAAAATGTGCGTGTCACGGCTGACGCTAACCCGGTCAACTGGCCGTTCGTTCTGGGTGTGGAACCCGCCCAGATCGTTCAGGTGACAAGGCGCCCGCTGAGCGCGTCAGCCACAACGCAAATCCAGGCGATCATTACGCAAGTCACAAAGAAAATCGACAGGGTAGCGGGCACAGCCGAGGTGGCTATCGAAACAGACTCGTTCCCTGAAGGTGCAGTTCTGATAGCGGACGATCCAGTTTTCGGGCAACTGAACGGAAGCAATTCGCTTCCCTGGTAAGTGACATGCGTGGCGGGGCGGTGAGCGCATGCCGTTTCCCCCTTATCCTCCTGTGCCCAGTCCGTCTACCTGGTCGTCCGGGCCGGTCCTCACCTCGTCTCTCCGCTCGAATGTGACCAACGGTGTGCTGTTCCTTTCGCAAAGGCCAGCGTTCACCGGCCTGTGCACTGGCGGCCCGGCCATCCCGTCGGCCACCAACACAACGCTCGCCCTCGACACGGAGGTGTACGACACCTGGGCCGGGCATGACCCTCTGTCGGCTAACCCGGACCGCTACTGGTGCCAGGCTCCCGGCTGGTACCTGTGCGAGGGGTACATGCCGTGGGCGTACACCACGGCCACGCAAGTCAACTTCCAGGTGTCGATCGGGGCGGTCACCGCCGCCGGATCAGCCGTCTACCCGGGACAAGATCACCCGGTTGACTCCCAGCGCAACCCCGGCGTGTTCGGGGCGGACCTCATCCAGCTGTCCCGCGCCGGGGCGATCGGCGGCGCGGCCGTCGATTACGTCACCCTCATCGCGAAACAGTCCAGTGCCGGCTCGGTCAGCGTGCAGTCAGCCTCGCCGAACCAGCCGCGGCTCACCCTCCGGTGGGTGGCAACCGGCGCAGCCACCTCGCTGGCCATCCCGGCGAACGCGTCATGGGTGACCCCGCCGAGCATCGTGACCTCCACGTTCCTTAACACCAACATCCGGGACACGATCGCTTTCCTGGCGAACCCGCCGATCCTCCGCTACACCTACACCCCCGGTAGCGCGACCCTGGGCAGCCAGACGTTCCCGGCCGGGTCGAAGATCGCCATGGGCACGGCGACGGTGGACAACTACACCGCCTGGGATGGCACCAACAACCAGTACGTGTGCCCGGTCGCCGGCGTCTACTACGTGTACGGGCAGGTCGGCTTGGCCGGCTCCGGTAGCAGCGGGGCGTACGCCGCCGGGATCTCCGTCAACGGCGGCACCACCACCTGGGGTCAGCGGGTCAACGCCAACGCGGACACCGGCCACGTCGTCGACGTGGCCATCTGCCGGCGGGTCCGGGTCACCGCCGGGCAGACCATCTCCCTGCAAGGAAGCCAGAACACTGGCGGGGCTCTCGCACTCAACGGCGACACGCACCTGGTCATCTGCTGGGAATCCTCCTAGTGGCCACCCAGACATTCGCTGCAGCCGGTTCCGGCACATGGCTGTGCCCGAACGGGGTCACCCAGATCCAGGTTGAGTGCTGGGGCAGCGGATCCGGCGGGGAAGACGAAACCTCCGGCACCACCGGAGGCCTCGGCGGAGGCGGAGGCGAGTACGCCGCCGAGCCCGCGTTCACCGTGGTCCCAGGGACGGTGTACAGCTTCACGGTCGGCGCAGGCGGCGCCCACGGCAGCAGCGGCCAGGCCACAGTGTTCGCCGGCGCGGTCATCGCGAACGGAGCTGTGCTCCAGTTCGGTGGCACCAGCTCAACTAACAGCGTCACGCATGACGGCGGCCAGGGCGGCACAGCGACCAGCACCGGTGGCGGTGGCGGCGGCGGATCCGGTGGCAGCGCAGCGGCGGGGAACAATGGCTCAAACTCGACCACCAGCACCGGTGCCTCCGGTGCGAGCGCGGTCACCGGCGGCGGCCCCGGTGGGGCCGGCGGGAACAACGGGGTGGCCGGGGCTGCACCGGGCAGTGGCCCCGGCGGTGGCGGTGGCGGGGCCGGTAAGGGCAAGCTTGGCGGCGCCGGCCACACAGGGCAGATCACTCTCACGTTCACGGTGTCCTTGCAGCCCGCGGTGCCTGTGTTCATCGCCGGGTACGCCCCGCTGGCAGCCGATTTTGATGGCTGGGTGCAAGCACCGTTCGCGTTTCTCACCAGCAGAGTGGTTTTCCGGGCCGAGTTGACCAACTCCGCGACGTGGACGAACAACGTGGATGTTGTCATCCCGTTCAACAGCATCATCGAGGACCCGTTTTCCGGGTGGAACTCCGGTAGCAGTGCATGGGAATGCCCGGCCGGATACTCCGGCACCTATGAGGTGTCGGTCACCGTCTCCACCGCCGCAGCCGCTGACGCGGTCACCAAAGTGGAGGCGGCCGCGGGCCTTAACGGCGCCATCACCTACACGTGTGACCGGGGATGGGTGCCGCAAACATCCGCTGGGATCGTCTCCGGCTCGGCGGCATTCCAGTTGTACGGCGGATCGGACACAATCTCCGGGTGGGCGTTCTACGCCTCCAGCGGGGGGAACGGCACACCGGTGATTACCGCCGGGCAGCGATGCACGATCGAAATCACCTGGATATCGCTGTGACTGGGGGGTGAATGGACCCGGCATGGATAGTTGCAGCCGTAGCCCTGGCAACCGCCGTCATTGGATGCCTCGCCTGGTGTGCCCGGCAGGCGTGGCGGATTCTCGTGCGCACCACTCAGTTCCTGGACGACTACTTCGGTGAGCCGGGCCGGCCTGGAGTGCCGTCCCGGCCCGGGGTGATGGCCCGGCTCCAGGCCGTTGAGGCGTCCATCGCCCACGTCGTCGCTGAGACAAGCCCTAACCACGGCAAATCCCTGCGTGACATCGTGCATCGCACCGCAGAGGACGTCGCTGAAATCAAAGCGGAGCAGGCAGCGATGCGTGACCGCATGGAGTCCCATCATCCTCAGCGCAGCGACGGGAAGGAGATGGACATCTCCTCATGAGATGGATCACTGGTCAGCGCGCGATGGCGGCACTCCTGGCACTGGTGCTGATCGTCGGCGCCGGGAACCTGCTGGCCACCCGGGCCGAGGTGCGCGCCGCGCAAGCCGCGCAACGCCGGGAGCAAGCAGTGCAGCAACATCAGGGGATCGCCGTGGAACGCAAGATCTGCACGACGATGCGCGAGCTGGCCGCACTGAAGCCTCCGGCCGGCAACCCGGTCACTAACCCGTCCCGGGCGTACGACCAGCGGCTCCACGCCACGCTCGACCAGCTAGGGACCGACCTGGGATGCAACGCCCCGGCCGTCCGCCGCTGACGCCCTTTTTGCTGCACCCAGGAGGCATGTGACCGAAGTCGCCGCACACGCGCAGGCTGAAACCCACCGGTACGTCATGCACTTCCCGCCGCACCCGGCCCGCGAGGACGACCCGCACTACAGGGACTTCCACCACTACCACCAGGCCACCCGCGCCACAGCCCGCTGCCACATCGGGGAGCGGATCGGGTTCGGCGACTGCATGGACGCGCAAATGCACCCGTGCCCCCCGGCGGACGATGCCGGCGAGCAGCCCGGCCTGGAGTTGCACCACGCACACGTTGAGTTCTCCTTGCAGCAGGGCGTTGACCTGACCGCCCTCGAGAAGGACTACCCGGGTATCAGCGACCCGTCGCAGGTGGGGGCGTGGGTGGAGTCGGCCGAGAACCTGCGGTGGCTGTGCGCCTGGCACCATCGCGGCGCCGCCGGCGCGCACACAGCGAGCCATTCCGACTACGAGGCCAGCCAGTATGTGCACGGGCTGATCAGCAAAGCAGGCCACGAGTGAGCCTTCCAGTCGGCCTGACCACGATCACGGTCACCGGCACCTACCTGACCGCAGCAGGGACGCCGCTCGGCGGGACCGTGCTGTTCGCGCCCTCGGTGCCGCTCACCGATATGACCGGTCAGGCAGTCCTGTCCGCCAACCCGATTGTCGCCGCGGTGTCACATTCCACCGGCCAGTTCTCGGTGGTTCTCCCGTGCACCGATAACGCCGATCTGCTGCCTGCCGGGTGGGCGTACAGCGTGCAAGTGAATGTCCCCGGTGCCGCGATCGCGTTCGACGCATACCTGCCGTCATCCTGGGGCTCCACGGTCGATATCAGCCGGCTGGGGCCGGTGCCGCTCATCCCGGCCCAGCCCGGCCTGTACGTGATCTCCGTCAACGGTGTTTCCGGTGCGGTGTCGTTGCCGTCCGAGCAAGGGTTCGTGACTCTCACAGGCGGGACCGCCACGGTGGCTACCGCCGCGGTAGCTACCGGTACACCGATCTTCCTGACTGCTCAAACACCCTCCGGCACACCCGGTGCGCTGTATGTCGCAGCACGCGCACCCGGGGTGTCGTTCACCATCGAGTCCACATCGAGCGCGGATGCGAGCATTGTCGCCTACCAGATCCTCGCGGCCGCATGAGCGGCAGCGAGCACGAGTTCGGGCTGCTGCTGCCGTTCGACACGGACAGCACCGAGTTCCGGCGTGGTGTGGAGATCGGCATGCTGTGGACCCGGTTGCAATACGAGCCGTTCGTGATCGCGACTTTGCACTCGGATAACGCCGAGATGGTGATGCGGGTCGCTGAGGCACGCGGGCTGCCGTTTACCGCCGAGGAAGCCGGCCCGGACTGGGTGCACATAACCATCGGCGACATCCTGTGACCCACCCGGAGGCATGTGACCCAACGCCGCACCCATGACCAGGTAATCCACCCGGCCGAGCTGCTGGCCAAGGAAAGAAACGCGGTCGGCCGGTTCAACGACTGGGCCGCCACCCATCTGGCCATCTTGTTCGGGTTGATCTGGACCGTGTGGGCGTTCATCGCCGCACCTCTGCTCGTCCAGTTGTTCCCCGCCAGCGTGCAATCCCGGTTCTTCTTCTACTCCTCCGGGTGGATCCAGCTGTTCGCGCTGCCACTGCTCGTGTACGTGGGCAACAAGACGCAGCGTTCATCCGATGCGCAATCCGACGCGCAGCACCAGGCCCTCACCCACATCGCAACCACTGTCGATGAGATCAAAACCATGCTCGCTGCCCGGCCCCCGGTGGGCCTGCCAGCCGAAGGAGAAGAGTGACCCTAGCCGCGCAGATACTGGACGCAGACGACAACGCCGCCGCCACCGAGGCCGCCTGGACGATCCTGCGTGAAGCCGCCGACCTCGAGGACGCCCAGCTTTTGCTCGACGCGCTCGGCTTGCAGGATGTCACCTGGTCGTGGGATATACCCCGGACCGCCCGGCACATCATCGTCCGGGCCCGGCACGGGCAGCAATTCTCCGCTGACACATTGCGCCCAGTCCTTCCCGCCCGCGCCCGGCCGCTGATCTCCAACGCGCTGCAAGCGCTCGCCCGGGCCGGCCTGGCCGCCGCCACCGGCACAATCCGGTCGGCCGCGCCCGCCGCCCGCGGGCGCCGTATCTGCTTGTGGCAACTCACACCCGCCGGGACACGACTGGCCGCCGAGGCGGGCCCGCTACCCGGCGAAATCCATGTGTCCAGCCTCAACACCCTCAACGGAGGCGTGTGACCCTACCCGGCGTCGACGTATCAAGCTACCAAGGGCCGCCAGGAGCGTGGCGCGCTGAGGCCGGCGCGATCTCCTGGGCTGGCGTGAAAATCACCGAGCTATCAGTGGCCGGCCCGTACACCAACCCTGACGCGGGCGCCGACTGGGCGTGGCTCGGAGCCAACAGCAAAGGCCGGATCGGGTACATGTTCGGGCACCCGGCAGTCGGCGCGGCCGCATCTGCCGGCTTGTTCCTCGCCGAGCTCACCCGTATCGGTTTCACGGACCACGACGGTGTGTGCCTCGACCTGGAAACCACCGATGGCCGCACAGGCGCCCAGGTGGCCGGGTGGGCAGCGGAAGTGCTCGCGTTGCTGCAAGAGCGCACCGGCCGGGCACCGGTGCTGTACGTCAACCTCAGCTACGCCGCGGCCTACGGCCGGCACCTGAGCCGGTTCCCGCTGTGGGTTTCCGACCCGTCGAGCGCGCCCGGGTTCCCGCGGGTGCCAGTGCCGTGGAAAGCGTGGACCATCCACCAGCACACGATCACCGGGCCTATCGACCGGGATGTAGCGAACTTCACCACGCTCACCGGCATGCGGGCCGTGATCGGCAAACCTGCACCTAAGCCGCACCCGAAACCAGTGCCCGTCCCGAAACCAGCCGGGCCATCGCTCATCACGACCATGGAGGACCCCATGCTCCCTCTTTTGCCGCACGGAACACCGACCCCGGTGCCGATCATCCCAGCCGCCAAAGGTGTCCGGGTCTGCCTGAACGCCCCCGGCAAGGCAGATGTGGATTTCGTCGATGGCAAACCCGGCTACGAGCTTGTGTTCGCCAGCCGCGGCAATCAGGACGTGGCCATTCCAGCGGGGAAGACAAGCGCGTTCATCACCCTCGCTGTCACCAGCGATTCCGATGTCGCCGGTGCTGTTGCGCTGATCTGAGAAAGGAAAACGGAAACATCATGAGCGGAAAGCAGGACCTGACCGCCGAAGTCGCAGCCCTGCGCGAGGAGATCGCGAACTTGCGTACTGCACTGGCCGGCCAGCCGGCATGCCACGGCTGCCATCACCACACCTGCGTGCACCCGTGGCCGCACACCTACCCGGCTGTCACCTGGTACAGCAGCAACTACAGCATCGGTGCAGCCGGCGGCGCTGGAACGTCGTACACGATCAGCGCCTGACCCACCTCCCTGCGGCCTCTCGTCCCCGATTGCCCGCTCGCAGTCTCGTTGGTCCTCTCATCCCCGGCGGCCCGCACCGCGACATCTACCCCCCACCCCCTTTAGCGCGCCCGGGGGCCAGGGTGCTGTCCGCCTTCCCCTCATTCCCCGCGCCACCCGAACCTGCCCTCATCCCCAGGAAGGGGCTGTTAACGCTGTCCGCAACCAAGTTCGGCCGTTTGCATGTCGCCGAGCCGCCATCGTCGCTCGCCAGGCTGCATTTCCACCGCGGTGAAAGCGAACTCAAACCGGTCGCGCACCCGCCACGCATCCCAGTCCTGGATCAAGAGGACCTGATCGCCCAGGGCATCGACACATCTGAGCTGGTGCCCGGTGCGCCGAAAGCAGACTCTCTCGGATCGTGTGTCGCTAACGCGACCACCGCGGCGCTGGCCGGGATTCTGCCGGAAGCGAAACTGACCGAATACGGCATCACCCAGGACCCGGCAGCAGATGAGAAGTTTGCCATCAAGCTGTACCACGCGCTCACGATGGAAACCGGCAACCCGGCATCAGAGTGGCCGCCGGAGGACTGCGGATCCAGCGGTGTCGCTGTCTGCCAGATGCTCGAAACCACAGCGATGATCGCCGGCCACAAAATCGCGCACGGCGCCGAGAACATCGTGTCCCTGATGCAGGACGGCGGGCTGATCGTCGGCCAGCCGTGGCTGGCAGCGTGGATGACCCCAGACGATGACGGGTTCATCGACGGCGACGGATCACTGACCCATCTGGCCGGGGATATCGCCGGCGGTGTCGTCGGTGGCCACGAAACGTACTGGCACACGATCGAGAACGTCCAGTTTGATCTGCTCGGCCGCCTCGATCTGCAACGCACCACCATCCGGTTCCGCAACTCCTGGTCGACGTCGTGGGGAGCGGATGGTGATGGCCGGGCGCACTTGTCCACGTTCGCCGCGCTAGGTCACTGGTGCGATTTCCGGCAACTCCACATCTGATCCCCGGAGGCATGTGAACAAACTACTCACCGAGATCCGAAACGAGCCGGCGGTTATCGTCGGCGGTGTCAACAGTGTGATCGCTGCCGCTGTCGCGTTTGGCCTGCACCTGACGGCCACCCAAACCGGTGCGGTGACCACTGCGGCCACGGCCGTTCTTGCTCTCATCGCGGCGGCCGCGGCCAGGCCGGCGAGCGTTCCCGTGGTGACCGGTGCGGTGGCCACGATCGCCACAGCAGCGGCGGCGTTTGGTTTGCACCTGACAGCGGATCAGATCGGCACCGCGGTGCCGGCGTTGTCCTTGGTGCTGTCCTTGGTGCTCCGTCAAGCCATCACGCCTGTGGCCAAGCTGAACCCGCCTAGCGTCATCCCACCACCGGAGTCGGCTACCAGCTGACCACAGGCACCGCTTACTCTCTGCCGCCCCTGCTACCTGGCTTCGTGCCGGGTAGCAGGGGCGGCCTTTTTTGTGTCTCTACTGCTCTCGCCGCCGGCCTGCTGCCACTGCTCTCAGCCCCAGCAATGTGCCGATGCCCTCATCCCGGTACCAGGCAAGTCGTTCACTTCCCCGCATCCCCTCCGTGTGAGCGGCCCGGGCCACGCGGGGCACCACTGCTACACCTCTCACCCCCGTGACTGGTGATCTCCCTCTCGCCCAGCATGGCCGGCATGGGACGTTACCTGCGCTAGGCCCCTCGTCCCGGACATCAGCAGTAGCCAGCAGGGGATTCGCGAGCCTCCCCTCGCCCACCGGTCGAACGTCTGCGCTTGCCTCTGTTGAGTTGTGCTGCCTGCTTTTCGGCAGGTGGTTGGGGACGCCCAGCCCTTACGTGCTGGGGGTGCCCGTCTTACCCGAGGGTTGCCCCCTGGGGCGGGCTTCCCGCTTCAACGAGGATCGCCCGGTCCTGCCCTTGCGGACGGGCCCGGGGCTTACATCCTCTCCACGGGCGTTTAGCGACTCCGAGCCAGTCCCGGACGTCGTTTTCGTTTCACGCGCGAACTGCGCCAGAACCAGGGCAGTGTTAAGCCGCCGATCCTGGACGTGGCCGCACTGCGGGCACCGGAACAGCTCCAGATGGGGCGGGATCGGCGTGGCTTTTGCCGTCCCGCACCGGGAGCATGTCCTGCCCGACGGTGCTTGCGCGCCGGTGACCAGCACCTGGCACCCGTACCAGGCGCTTTTCGATTGCAGTTGCCAGCGGAACATTCCGAGTGCGGATCCGGCCAGGAGCCTGTTCCGCACCTGTCGCACCCGCCGGGGCACGCTCCTGCCGCCGCGGGCTGCAACTTGCTGCAGGTCGAAACCTTCCACCCCGATGCCAGCATGCTCGTGGATCAGCCGGGTGGACAGGTTGTGCAGGTAATCCTGCCGGAGATTACTGACCCGGGTGTGGATCCGGCCGACCCGCTCGACAGCTTTCAACCGCCGCGCCGAGGACGGCCGGCCGATCCTGGTACGCCGGGCGACAGTTTGCTGCGCGGCCGCCAGCCGGCGCAGCGAGCGCTCAAGGTGAGCTGGGTTCTTCACAGACTCCCCGGTGGACAAAGTGATCGTGTCCCGCACACCCAAGTCGACACCGATGATGCCGCCCGCCAGCTGCCGGGCAGACGGCTTCAGCCGCACGTCCCGTTGCACCTCGGCGGTGATCGCGATGTGCCACCGGCCTGCGGCGTTTTTCGCTACGGTGCCGCGGACAATCCTCGCGGTGCCGTTGTCAATCCTGCGGCGCAGTTTCCGTGTCGACTCGTGCGAGCGGACCGGGCCGATCTTCGGCAGCATTATGTACGAGGCCATCGGCGCTGGTGTGTGCGCGCGGACCCGCCGTGTGCCCGGGTACTTGGCCGAAGGCCCGGGCGCCAGCCGGAACACGGCGCCGTGGACCTGGAAGGACTCCCGGGCCTTTCCTTTCGATCGGAAACGGGGCCGGCCGACCCGCCGGCCTTTCCGCTTCCCCGAACGGGACGCGAAGAACGCTTTCCATGCGCCGGCCGCATCACGCAACGCCGCCTGGTACGTGCCGACGAAGTTCTCCCCGACCCACCCCACACCATCAGTGACATTCCCGGTAGCGCGGTCGGTCCACTCGGCGGTGTCCTTCCACACCGTCCACATCTTGCACAACTCGAAGTGGGCGGGCACCGGAACGGTCGGCTCGGCGCCCGCGTCCTTCTCAGCTTGCCGCGCATCCAGTGCGGCAATGATCGTGGCGATACCCCAGTTGTACGCGAACCTGGCCCCACCAGCATGGGAGGCGAACATCCGCGCCTGTGAGGGGGTTGGGTCCAGCTCGTACTTGTACGCCTGAGTTACCGTTGCCACGGTCACGGAATGCTCACCCCCTGCCCCGTGAGACCATTCACTGCATCGCACCTGTTACACCTTGCGGGCGGTCAAAGAATAGCGCCATACCGCCTGCTACAGGGATTCGCTGGGTCATTCGGCGGCACATTGGACCTAACAAGCCCAAAGGGGCCGTATGACTGAATTCCTGCCAGGGCGCGGCCTGGTCCCGGTTATTTGAAGTTATTGGCAGCCTTCCGGAAGACGGCGAGTGCTGGCGGATCATCCTCTAGTCGCCAGTCCTGGTGGTAGACACCGTTGTGCTGGGCCTTGTCGAACCAGACCAGCCCGAGCAGGTGATCGGCCCGGATGCCGTCGAACATCCCGGGGATCTTCCCTGCTGGGTCCGCGAGCGGGCCGACTGCCGTTTCGGCGAGCAGTATGGGGTCGTTACTGAACTGGCGGACTTGGGCGATGGTCGGCGCGAACACGCCGCTGAATGTAGACGGCGGTTCCTCGAGGTAGCCGTCGATGCCTATCCAGTTGACGTATGTGGAGCCGGGCCACCAGTCGCGGACCGGGCCAGTGCGCTTCCCGCTGCGGTTTATGGTCCACAGCCAGGTGACGTTGTCAGCGCCCTGCTCCCGGAAGACGGTCACTACGTGCCGCCACGCTGCGATCCACACCTTCGGTGAGAGATGCTTGAAGCCCCAGTTGTACCAGGACCCGTTGGCTTCGGCGGCGAAGCCCAGAACGACCGGATGACCGTACCGCCTGACCTGCTCGGCGAAGGTCCGCAGGTATCCGTCGTACTGACCTTGGGCAACCCTGTCCACGGACACGCCCCGGCCATGGGGGATCATCTGCACGAACGGCATGGCGCCGTTCGTGTAGGCAGCCTTAGCGAACTGCAAACGGAACGGCTCCCACCAACTGCTGTAGTAGAGCGCAAGGTTGGGCCTGACGCCAGATGTCGCCTCGAATGCCCGAACTGGCGCGTAGGAGCCTGGAGAGCCGGGCTCATAGACGCCTACGTATCGCCCTTGGGCTGCGGTGGCGTGAACGGGAGTGCCAGGCGCCGGTGCGGTATAGATGCCCGGCTGGGTCACATGATGTGCGACTACCAGCGCGGCGAACACCCCTAGCAGCGCGGCAGGGATCACGATCACCGTGGCGGCTCCTACGCTGCGCCGCTTCATGGGGCAACGCCGGCTGTGGCCGCTTCCGGTGCGCCGGCGGCGTGAGGCTCTGGCGCCTGGGGAGCCAAGACGATCTCAGCGCCGTTGACGCGCGTCACCCAGTTCTGCTTGAGGAATGTGCACGTGCCGTAGAACCGGAGTGGGCGCAGCACAAAGAGTCCCCATAGGAGCACTGACGGATAAGCCAGCAAGGATCCGATCTGGTAGGCCAAGGTCTGGTCGCTGCGGCGGATCGACAAGGACCGCAGGCCGTAAACGTAACCCCAGAGGATCATGACCGCGATCACGTACTCGATAGCCCGCTCGGAGTTCGGCCACATGACGGTGAGCATCACCGGGAAAGCTGTAGACATGCAGAGCGAGTAGACCCCCAGCACGCTGAACCACCAGCCGAAAGTCAGCGGGGAGAGATACCGGAGCCGCCACACGGTCCGGATTGTGGAGCCGCGCATCCACCTAGTCCACTGCCGCAAGTGGTGCGAGAGGGTCTCTGGGTACATGGTGAGGCCGAACGAGGTGGACTGCTGCACGGTCCGGCCACTCGCCCGGGCGAACAGGGTGAGCGCAGCGTCATCGCCGAGCTTTATCGGCCGGCCAAGGAACGTCTCGTCCAGGTATGCCCGCAGATACTCTCGGACAACCGAAGCCCGGATCAGGAAGAACGCACCCCTGTTGATGAGCACGTCACCTACTGCCGATTGCGCGGCGCAGGGGAGCATCTGGAAAAACAGGGCGCGGACGCTGACAGTCCTGGTGAGCCAGTTCTTGGCCGCGTTCATCGCGAGCTCGATGCCTGCCACCGAGGCGACGCTGCGGTTGGCGAACGGCCGCAGCCCTTCCTCTAGCGCCCGGTGGTCAAGGCAGGTATCTGAGTCGATGATCACGAAGACGTCGGCGTTGGGAGCGCTGGCGAACGTCAGGGATTGCGCATGCTTCTTCCCGGCGTTTGCTTGGCGGAACCACCGGATTTCAGGGCCACCTGGCCACTGCCGTTCCCAATGGGATCGCAGGAGGGTGTAGTCGAGTTTCGAGCCATCATCGACCACGTCGATTCTCTGAGGTGGCCTGGACTGGTTGATGAGCGCGAACAAGCATCGGTCAAGGAGCGCGGGGTCCTCGTTGTAGACAGGAATGTTGACCGTGACGTTGAGACGCGCGAGCCAGCGCTCCACCCGGGGATCAGGAGCCACGGGCCGGTCACGCCATGACACCGTCCACTGGAATGCCATGCTGGCGAGCGGCACCAGCCAGACAGCCTCTAGCGGCCAGAACGCAGGGTACGAGGCGACCAGGAACCCGAAGCGAACTCCCATGCCTGCGAGAAGGATCGACGTCAGGATGATGCCGCGGGCCTCCCGTCGACGCAGGGAGCAGACCGGGATGTTGTAGTGGGCGTTCAGGGCTCCCGGAGTGATTTGCCGCGGCGCCATGTGTGCCGGGCCAGCACCACGACTATCGCCGTCACAGCCACCGACCCGAGCGTGATCATCATGAGGGTGGGCAGGAACGCGCGCACGAGATGTCTCCTGGTTTCTACGCCGGCGTGACCCTGGATTCGATGCCGGCAAAGTGATTGAGGCGAACGGGCGGGTCAGCGCGGCACCGACCGCGGTGTCCACCAGTGCGTCGAGGCCAGCTTGTTGTTGCTGTGCGGATTGGGACCATTGCGGGGTTGGTGGTTCCGCTACTGGAGTCGGGGCGTTATTGTGGCCGGTCAAGGGTCCTGTCCTGGTGTCATCAGGGTGGCGGCTCGAAGCGCAGTCCCGGGGGTGCATCCCAGGGGTGCGCTGGCATGTGAGGCTGCCCGCTACTAACTGGACGTTTCCGGCCTGTCAGGAGATTACTGACCTGCGGTCACCGTTCAGTTACGGCGGTATGACCTTGTATGCGGTGCGGCCCCCGGCAGGGTCACGGGAGATGTAGCCCTGCCGGGGACCTTCGCAACCCGCCCGCCACATGGGGGGTTGCGCCGCCGCGGGCGCCGGGGGGCTAAACCCGCGACGAATCAGATGGTGATCAGTATGGCTCTGGGAAGTTCTTTCCGGACACCCCGTATTTGGGGAGTTGCAGTCGCTCAACGGTCTGGCCGCCCCGGAAGAGGTTCCATGCGGCGATGAACAGGTACAGCAGTTTGACTTCGCCGAGCGCTTCGCCGGGGGGGACTGCGGCGGACATGAGCCGGTTCCGCAGCGCCAGCATCGGGTTGCCCTTGCCGAGGTCCTCGCCGGAGAGGACGTGCTCGAGGAAGAACCGGGCCGTTGCCTGGTCGGATGTCTCAGTGAAAATCAGGAACGCTGTGCCCCACACCGTGGTGGTTGCCTTGCGCAGCTCTTTCACTGAGCGTGCCGCCGCGGCGAACTCGGCCGCGGCGAGGATCTGCTCGCTGTGGTCGCGGTGCGCGTGCAGGATCTCCCGGTGGGTAGGCCGGGCGTGGCCGATCTGGGCGCGCTCACCGCGTTCCCATGCCCACCAGCGGCGGGCCAGCGCCGCGACGACGGTCGGGTGGGGGACGCGATCGAACGCGAACCGGTCGCCCGGCCTGCGGGGGGTGTTGCTGTCCATGGTCGTCTGAGCTTCTTTGGGGATGCCCCGGACGATGAGTGACCACTGGGCCTGGGCGGCTTTGACGATGGCTTCGCAACGGTGCTGGCCGTCGAGCATGTTGCCGTCCGGATCGAACACGAGGGTGGCGCCGTTGATCATCCAGTCGCCGTTGAGCATGTCCCGGTGCTGCGCTTCGGAGTGGTCGTCGCGACGTGATCTGTTGCTTTCGTTCCACTCGGCCAGCCACTCCGCAGCTTGCTCCGGTGTGACCAGCATCCACTCGGCTTCCAGCCCGGGGAGCTCGGGGTTGGCGGCGATTGTGGCTGCGGCGGCGAGTTTGACTGAGGCGGGTTTCCTCACGCCGGCAGGCGGCTCACTGTCGCCTGCCGGTGCTCTGAAGGGTGTCGCGATTTCTTTCGCTATTGCTGCTCGTGCTGCCATCGTTGTTGCGTTCTCCTTGGTCTGAGCGGGCCTTGGATGGGCTGGGGAGGGTCAGGGTTGTCCTTTCACGCGGGTTTTCCATGCGCATGTTGAAGTAATGCGCAGGTAATGGATGCCGGTGTCGGCGTAAGCGTAGGTGCTGCCGTGGCCGCTGTCACCAGTTGCGTTAACGGTGACCGCTCGCGGGTTGGGTGGTGCCTCTGTGACCGCGAAGGTGCCTGGGTGGCTGGCGTTTGCGCAGTCATAAGACCAGATCAGCTCCCATGTGCCCGCGCCGCCTGCCGTGAATGCGGGAGTTCGGCCGCTACCAGTGCCTGTGAATGATCCAAGAATCCGGGAGGTTGCGCCGGGCTGCGATCCGGCGGTTTTGGCGGTGCCGTTGCCGAGGAGGCTTACGGCGAGCATCGTGGCGAGCGTGATGGCCACGATGGCGGCGATCGTCATGCTTGCTATGACGATTTGCGGTTGGCGCCTGGTGGTATGGCTCCGGTGCATGCCCGGACGGCGGTCCATGACAACAGGCAGCGGATCGAGGTCGGCGTTGTCAGGCGTTTCGCCTGTGTCGTCGACCCATGGCAATGGGTGCACGGTCGGTTCCCCCTGGGTGGCTGGCTGTGATCGAGGGGTTACCCTGCGGCCTGCAGCCGGGTGCCGCCGCCTTCTCCGTTGAGGAACGCACGCACGTCTTGCTCACGGAACCTGCGGTGGCCGCCAGGGGTCCGGATTGAGTGGATTTTGCTCTGCGCCGCCCAGGCGCCGACTGTCTTGGGAGAGACATGGAACTTTGCTGCGACCTCTCCCGCTGTGAGCAGCTGCTCATCACCTGGTGCCGCGTTGAGACGCCTACCGCCCGTCATGATGGTGTATCCCCCCTAGTTCCAGTCACTTGCAGTAACCGTGGCTGACCATAACAGATCGTTGCGGGGCTCAACAGACATTGTGGACAAGTCCTTGGGTTATAACCGCAGGTAGGCGTTTGGTTGACAGAGGTGAGTAACGATCATCTAACTGTTAGCAATGGTTCTAGAGGTGCAGAACGCCCGTGATGTCCGGTTGGAATTGCCCGGCGGTATAACACTACGTAGCCATTTTGGGGCATACCCGCCCGGTTCGACACCCCACGCCGGGACCACCGCCGACTGTGACAAGCGGAGACTTTGACTGCGACACGCCGAAACTTGCGACGCTAAAGACACGCGCCCACCAGGCCGGCCATCATGCACCTGTACCCGATCTTCGATCCGCATGCGCGAGGAGCCGCCGTTAGACGACGAAAGCGCCCCCCAGGCGGGGAGCGCATCACAACTTCATCTGGGCCCGCGGCCACAGGCTCGCAACCAAACCCGCGGCACCCAACCACCTGAGCGAACCAAAGCCCCCTTAGCGGGAGGGCTGGGCTTCGCCCGTCTCAACCGAGGTTGACAATACCAGCTACCACCTCGGCTGGCCAGCTATTCCCTTTTCCGGGCGTGTCCATCCGTGGGCGCCTGCAGCTGCCAGTCGTGCACCCAGTGAAATACAGGCGAGCCCGCTCCTACCGGGAGTGGATGCGCGCAGCCACAACATGCCCCGAAGTGATCATGCTGAATGCGCGCGGCTACGACACGTTGCTTTCCGTGGTCCGGGTCCTCGCGTGGCGCGCTGATTGGCGAACACAGCTCACAAGACCGACCCGGGCCGGCGTTGCCGCAGCGTGCGGGTGCAGTGAGCGCACAGTCACCCGGTGGTGGAAGTGGCTCGAAGACCGCCGGCTGCTTACCGTCACCGAACCAGGGACTTTGCCCCGTCACCGGCCCGGGATCATTGCGCGCAACCCGGACGGCCCACTGGCGAAGGAGTTCCGTTTGATGGTCCCAGTCAATGTCCCTGTGCGAAGTTGTGTCACCCCATCACCACCGTTGTCGACAACCCCTCCCGCGCGCGAGAGCGACCGCCCCGAAAAGGGCCCAAAAGCAGCACTGACAGGGGCGGACCCGGTAGTAACAACGCTGCAGATCACATTCAGGGACCTGCGGAACATCCGCCCGCAGGCGCTGAGCCGCCTGGCGTACCCGTTTCTCGCCGCCGGGTGGACCGCCGCCGATCTGGTGTACGCGATCTCC